TGACCAGCATAATCACCTACAAATACATTGAAATCGCCAGTCGTTAAATCTTCACCGCTACGAGAACCGATTGCGACATTGTATCCGCCATCTTGAATTTTTAATAAAGATTGCCAACCTAATCCAGTATTATAATTGTTATTTGCACTTGTTGTTCCTTTTCCAGAATTATATCCAACATAAGTATTAGCTGTGCCTGTTACATTGTAAAATCCAGCTTCTACTCCAACTCCTACATTCCCAGTTGTTTCATTATCAGAGTCGGAATTTTGACTAGCTAGAGAATTAAAACCTATTGCTATCGACCTGTCCCCAACGTCTTCTGCTCCTAATGCTCCGTAACCAATAGCCACACTTCTTGTCGCTATTGTCATTGCATCTCCAGCTTGATAGCCGATAATTACATTCCTTGCCCCTGTTGTCATTGCTGTTGCACTTTGATAACCTATAGCAACATTACCATCACCAGATGTCAAAGCCGAAAGAGCAGAACCTCCTATCGCTACAGTTCCATCTGCCCCAGATGTTGCATCTCCAGACTTCATAGCATCATCACCAATAGCTACAGCATACCCTACACTTGTAGATGTCTCAAGGGCATTGTTGCCGATTACGACATTATTATGTCCATCCGTAAGAGCCTTTGAAGAATCTTTACCAATTGAAGTATTCGCACTTCCTGTCGTGACAGCTAATAAGGAAGATGCTCCGATTCCAGTATTGTTACTATTACTATTGCCACTTGCTCCAAAGCCTGCCTTGTAACCCAGCCAAGTGTTGTTTGTACCAGTAACATTGTAAAGACCGACATTAAAACCTACTCCAGTATTCCCAGTTGCTTCATTATCTGAATCTGAGTTTTGAGCATATAAAGCAGATTTACCAATAGCAGTTGAACCATCTCCAACATCATCTGAATATAAAGCCCATAGACCAACCGCTGTATTGTGTTTGCCTTTTGTGATTGCTAATGCCGATTGATAACCGACTGCGGTATTCCCAACCTCTCCAGTCGTTCCAGTTTGTGCTGATAGTGCCGCATAACCTATGGCAGTATTATAATCTCCATCATCTTCTGCGGCTAATGTTGCATATCCAACAGCAACATTCCCAATACCAGATGTCATCGCCAATCCCGATTGATACCCAATAAAAGTTGATACATTAGCATCATTACTACTAAGGACTTTTGCCGCTTCATATCCGATTGCAACAACTCCACCAGCATCCGTGATAGTAGATAAAGCAGTTGTTCCTATCGCTATATTATTATCTCCACTTGTTATATCTTCAAGAGCCTTATATCCAACAGCAACATTGTTAGTAGCTCCAGATACCGAACCTGTCCCCATTGCAAGTTCACCAACCGCAACATTATAGTCTGAAGCATTATTACTACCAGCATTAAAGGCAGTTTTTCCAAATACTGTATTACCAGTATTGTTATCATTATTACTTAGTGAGATTCGGGAATTTTCATCTATTTGCATCATATAATATTGAGTCGAATTATCATAATATGTAAACTGAACATAGTTATCATCGCCTCTATTACTCATAAACATAGCAACACCATCTACATCCGTATCAAGGAGAGCGGCGGCACCACTTGAATTTTGATAATAATTATTACCTATAACAAGAAGAGTACCTTTAGGAGAGCCAGTACCTCTCTTACTTGAAATTGTTAGTGGAGTATATTCGTTACTTGCATCTTCTTCTCCAATCTTAGCATGTAAACCATTTCCACTAATTCCAGACATAGTTACAAGACCTGTTGAATCTATAGTAGCCGCAGTAGTGCTTCCTGCATTAGTTTGGATTGTTAAAGAGCCACCAGCTCTTATTCCAACATTTGTACTGCTACTCCCTATATCAACTACTGAAAAAGCCAATCCTGTACTATTACTAATATCAAGAAGCCTTGTTCCCCCTGTACTTGCGGCATTTGTTATTTGGACTTCTCCACCAGATGTAATTCTCATTTTTTCAGCTTCAGTATCATCCTTAGATGTTCTAAAACTTAGAAAAGCCGACCTTGTGCTTGAGCCCGAAAAATTCTCTTCTCTTCCAACTAATATTCTTGATGCCGTCCCACCATTATGTCTAAATCTAAACCCAACTAATTCATCTGTTGAATCCCCAGCGGCACTATTATCAAGAATAACCTCTGTAGAACCACCATCTGATGCACTTACGATATGAAGAACATCACCGGGAGAACTCGTACCAATCCCCAGATTCGATGTAAAATAACTACTTGTCTCATTGACAACAAATCTTTCAGTCCTGTTTGTACTTCCTGTACTAAACCCAAGAGTATCGCCATTATGCTTATAAACAATAGCACCTTGTAATGTACTGCCTTCAACAAAATCAATTAATGCACTTCGATTAGCCGTTGCTGTAAATTGAAGTT